AGTATACTTTATGCGTTCGTGTTTGACAGTTAAGGGCGCCTTATGGGCGGGTCGGGGGTATGCGATATAAAAACGCAACACTACCCTAACCTACAAAGTGTTACACAAGAGCTCAAAAAAAAACACGTGGACTTAAAAAAAATTCCCCCATCTCAAAAATTCAAAAAACCCCCCTATATAAAAACAAAAATAACTTTTAGTTTCCCCTATAATGAAAAAAAATTCCGGAGATATTTTTGAGTCCATAGAGATCGATCCAATCAGTGGAGAATACTTTGTTCATATACCAGAGCAAATTATGAATGAACTCGAATGGTATGAAGATACAAAAATCAAGTTTTCGATTGAGAGTGGTGAAGTCATTCTATCAGAGGCAGATTGACATCTTATAGATAATACTGTATGATATGAATGTAATTACTTTCTATTATGGCTAAAGGATTTACCGTAAAAGCAAAAGCGCCCACTCCATCACAAGAACAAGAGTGGGACTATAATTTGGCAAGAGAGATGGTCAAAGGAAAGTCCATCGTATTTTGTCTTCCAGGAAGAGGAGTTTCTTATACTTACTTAAAGAATTTTGTACAACTTTGTTTTGATCTTGTACAAAGTGGTGCGAGTATTCAAATTTCGCAAGACTATTCATCAATGGTCAACTTTGCACGATGCAAGTGTTTAGGTGCGAACGTGTTGCGTGGACCGAATCAGATTCCATGGGATGGCAAACTGAATTATAATTGGCAACTTTGGATTGATTCTGACATTGTTTTCAACACAGAAAAATTCTGGCAGTTGATTTTAATGGATAAAGATATTGCAGCAGGTTGGTATGCTACTGAAGATGGTCATACAACCTCAGTGGCACATTGGTTGGACGAGGATGACTTCCGTGGAAACGGTGGTGTGATGAATCATGAAACTGTTGAGAGCATCTCCAAGCGTCGCAAACCATTCACTGTAGACTATACAGGTTTTGGGTGGGTTTTGATTAAAAATGGTGTTTTTGAACACGAAGAGATGAAGTATCCATGGTTTGCTCCAAAGATGCAAATCTTTGAATCTGGTGAGGTTCAAGATATGTGTGGAGAAGATGTATCGTTCTGTTTGGATGCAAAGGAAGCAGGTTTTGAAATCTGGTGTGATCCTCGCATTCGCGTTGGTCACGAGAAGTCAAGAGTGATTTGATATGACAAACGAAACTTACAATATACTCTGTAAGGGACGTCGAATTTATACGGGTCTTACAGAAGAAGAATATTTCAGTGTTATGGAGGATCTGTCGATAAAATTTTATCAGACAGGTTCTCCAAGTCCTGAAGATCTTGAAACTGAAATTTTATTGGAGAATCATACATGGCAACAAAAGCAAAAGGCGGTCTGAATAAGAATAGTTCTTATATTCCTGGTCCACCTAAGAAATCTCGTCAAGGAGAAGGTGGAGGAACTAAGTACGCAGCGTCTTCTCGCAATGGAGCACGAAAGAAATATAGAGGGCAAGGTAAAGGATGAGTCAACTTCTAGTAAATCTTCCAGCACAAAAAGTATGGGTGCGTAAAGAGTATCTACGTGATTTACAAGATGGGCATGGAGAATTTGTAGAGGGCGTCTGGGTGTCGGCAAAGTCGATTCCTGGACGTGCTTTTTATTTCGAAACTTATTTACCAGAATATGGAGCAATGTACGATAAATTGCCGATTTCTGCCTTTGTCTCGTCTCCAAATACACCAGATCTCGATTTAGATCTTCCTAGTCTTCAATTTTGGAATTGTATGGACTATGGTGTTCGCTGTATTGTTAAGCAACATGTCTCTACAATGGATTTTGAAGTGTATAGTCGCAACTTTGGAACTTTAAAGGGTCAATATTTATTCACTCTAGACAACTTTCATGCGGATCCAGACACAATTGACTCAAATGTAAGTGAAATTCCTCAAGAACATAAGTCACATAACTGCATTATGCTTGAGAATGGTCAGTTTTGTCTCTATCCAAACAACCGATTGAGAGTTTATGATCTCTCAATCACTCCAGAACATCCAAAAACACCAGATTTTAAGGTTTCGACCACTGTTTATCAGGTTGAAAATGGTGTCAGATGGGGTAGACTGGGTGATTGTGATGAATATTTCTGGCAAACACCTCAAGAAAAGCAAAATAAATAAATTTTTTACTCGAAATTGAGTTGAAACAACATTCCATGGGTAAGCACCTGCTCATAGAGGTGTATAATGTCAATTTTAACCTTTTAAATGACTCGATTTCTCTTCAAGAAGTCATGATAAGCGGCATTAAGCGGGCAAAGATGACAATTTTGAATACATTTTCACATTGCTTTCTTCCTCAGGGGTGTACAGTCGTAATTGCTCTTTCAGAAAGTCATGTTTCTTGCCATACTTGGCCCGAAAATGGTTGTTTAGCAGTGGATATTTACACCTGTGGAGAAGGAAATCCGCGTTTAATTGCTTTGGAGATGCTTAAATATCTTGATTCTAACTCATATTCACTGCGCGAATTAGATCGTTAAATAAAAATACGGAGATAGCAACCTCCTTTATAAAAGTTCTGTTTTATTCATTAAAACAGGATCTAAAATGTCTAATTTACCGACCGATAGAGACCCCAACTACATGAGAGAAATGTGGGGAACATCTCATTTAATTACTGATTACAATTCAGAACCACAAAAAAAGGTTATTCAAGAAGTGATGCACGATACTGCACCAAAGCATGACTTTAAAAAACAACTTGAGTTGCATGAAAGGATTAGAAATGATGAAGATTATGATGATTGGAGTTATGGAACTGAGCCAACATACGGTTCTTCCTGGGAATCATCATAAATAAGTAAAGAAATTTATTTAAAAAATGGCAATCACCAGGATATCTAGATCTTTCAAAGATATTAGTTTATCTTTTGATCCACATCCTGTGACAAAAGATCTGCCTGTTTTAATAAATCAAAGAGCAATTATTCGTTCTGTTCGTAATTTAGTTGAAACAATACCAACTGAAAGATTTTTTAATTCAACTCTTGGTTCAAATGTAAGATCGAGTTTATTTGAGTTTGTCGATTATGCAACTGCTTCTTTAATAGAAGATCAAATCAATGAAGTTATTCTTAATTATGAACTAAGAGTTACAAACACAATCGTACAAGTTGATCCAATATCAGATTTGAATCAATTTGAAGTGACGATTACATTTGATATTATTGGGCAAGAAATACCAACACAACAATTTTCATTCATACTAGAGGCAACAAGATAAAATGCCTTTTACTAAATTTACTAATCTCGATTTTGATCAGATAAAGACCTCAATCAAAGATTACCTTCGTGCGAACTCCAATTTTACGGATTTTGACTTTGAGGGGTCTAATTTTTCTATCTTAATCGATACTTTAGCATATAATACTTATATTACAGCATTTAATTCAAACATGGTTGTGAATGAGTCCTTTTTGGACTCAGCAACAGTAAGAGAAAATGTTGTATCATTAGCAAGAAATATTGGATATGTACCTCGTTCCAGATCAGCATCAAGTGCGGTAGTTTCATTTACGGCAGAACCAAAGAGTTCTACATCTACTCTTACTCTGCAGGCAGGTTTAGTATGTACTGGAACTGCAAGTGGGACTTCTTATGTGTTTTCAATTCCAGAAAACACAACAGCAACTGTAAAGAATGGAGTCGCAAGTTTTAATAATCTTACAATTAAACAAGGAACATTTCTTAAAAAACAATTTACAGTTAATGGATCTCTAGATCAAAGATTCATTCTAGACAACTCATTTATTGATAGTTCCACAATTAGAGTTTATGTAAAGGGTACTTCTGATACTGGACTTGGTAGAACATATAATCTTGTAGAAAATATTTTTGATATTGATTCTACTTCAGAAATTTATTTACTTCAAGAAGTAAAGGATGAAAAATATGAATTACTTTTTGGCGATGGTATTTTTGGTAAAAAACTTGAAAATAATGCGGTAATTACTGTAACTTATATTATAACCGATGGGAAAGAAGGGAATGGGGCAAACTCATTTAGTTTTGCAGGAACATTTAAGAATGAAAATTCTATCGTAGAAACTTTAAACAATACCATACAAGTTACTACTGTTCAAAATTCACAGAATGGATCTGATATTGAAAGTATAGATTCGATTAAAAACTTTGCACCAAGATTATATTCTTCGCAATATAGAGCAGTGACTGCAAAGGATTATGAAACTATTATCAAATCAAAAATATATGCAGATACAGAATCTGTTTCTGTAATTGGTGGTGAAGAAATGACACCGCCTCAATATGGCAAAGTATTCATAAGTATCAAACCAAAAAATGGAACTTATGTTTCAGATTTTAATAAACAGCAAATAAAAAATAAACTTAAGCAATATACTGTAGCAGGTATTAATCCTGAAATAGTAGATCTTAAAATTTTATATGTTGAAATTGATTCTTCAATTTATTACAATTATTCTCAAGTAGATAATATTGAGAACTTAAAGACAAAAGTAATTAAATCTTTAAATTTATATGCACAATCTCCTAATTTAAATTCTTTTGGTGGAAGATTTAAATATAGTAAAGTTCTTCAAGTTATTGATAACACTGATGCTGCAATTACATCAAATATTACAAAAGTTAGAATTCGAAGAGATTTAAAGGCACAGATTAATGCACAAACTCAATATGAAATTTGTTATGGTAATAAGTTTCATATAAATCCAGAAGGTAGAAACATTAAATCTACTGGATTTAAAATTTTAAATGTACCAGATACTGTTTATTTGACTGATACTCCAAGAAGAAATTTAGATGGTTCATTGTCAAATATTGGTGTCATATCAATTGTAAAAGAAACACCAGTTTTAGTCAGCACTGGATCAACAATAATTAGTAAAATACCTGTTGTTGTTCAATCTGCAGGGACAGTTGATTATGAGGCAGGTGAAATAAGATTAAATTCTTTAATGATTACATCTACATCATTAGATCAAGATATTATTGAAATTCAAGCTTTTCCAGAATCAAATGATATTATTGGGTTAAAGGATTTGTATCTATCTTTTAACATCTCAAAAAGTAAAATAAATATGATTAAAGATGTTATTGCTTCTGGCGATGATACATCTGGAGTTGTTTTCTCTACAAACGATTACTACAGTTCAAGTTATTCAAACGGGGCATTAACGAGGTCATAATATGATACAGATGGGGTTTGAATCTAGAATCAAAGTACAGCAAATAATTAATAACCAATTACCAGAATTCATTTTAGATGAAAGTCCAAAAGCAGCAGAATTTTTAAAGCAATATTATATTTCTCAGGAATATCAAGGTGGTACTGTCGATATTGCAGAAAATCTTGATCAATATTTAAAACTCGATAATTTGACTCCAGAGGTAGTAGTTGGATTTACTACACTTTCTTCTGCAATTTCTTCTAGTGCAACAACAATTCAAGTTTCATCTACAAAGGGGTTTCCTCCAACTTATGGATTATTAAAAATTGATAATGAAATTATTACTTACACTGGATTAACAACTAACACTTTTACTGGATGTATAAGGGGTTTTTCTGGAATTACAAATTATCATAAAGACTTAAGTTCTGAAGAATTAGTTTTTTCTGATACAGATCAAGCATCTCATACATCTTCATCTAAAGTACAAAACCTAAGTGTTTTATTTCTACAAGAATTTTATAAGAAACTTAAAATTACATTAACACCAGAATTAGAAAATAAAGATTTTGTTTCTAATTTAAATGTTGGTAATTTTATAAAAGAAGTAAGAACTTTATATCGATCTAAAGGAACTGATGAATCTTTTAAAATTTTATTCAATGTTTTATTTGGAGAAACTCCAAAGGTAATTGACCTTGAAAGATTTCTTTCTAAACCATCTTCAGCATCATATTCACGCAGAGCAGTAATAGTTGCAGATGCAATTTCTGGAGATCTATCAAAATTAAAAGGACAAACTATATTTAAAAATACTGATACTAATACCTCAGCATCAGTATCAGAAGTTGAAGTAATCCGCAGAAAAGGAAAAACATATTATAAAATTTTTCTTTTTATTGGATATGATGATTCATTTTCAACCATTACAGGACAATTTAATATTACTGGAAGTACAAAAAATTTAGAATATGTTGATATTAATAGTACTAACATCATTGTAGATTCTACCATAGGATTTCCAAAATCTGGAAAAGTTTATTGCGGAGAAAATGTAATCAAATATACTGATAAAAGTATTAATGAATTTTTTGGTTGTTCTGGAATCACATCAGGTATTTCTACAGCATCTACAATTTATTCTGATGAAACTTATTATGGTTATGAAAATGGAGATCTAAGTAAAAAAGTTATATTCAGAATCACAGGTGTTTTATCGGGGTATAATTCTTCCACGAATGATTCTTCAATTAGTGTAGGTGAAAATATAAAAATTAAAAATATTGGTGAAATTATTAAAAATCCAGAAATTGATAAAACATATAAGGAAATATTTGCAAATAGTTGGATTTACAATACGAGTTCAAGATATCAAGTATCTAAAGTTATTTCAACTACTCAATTATTATTAGCAGATAATGTTGATAAATCTAGTTTAAAAGTCGGTGATGATATTGATATTCTTATTAGAGACACGCAAATAATAGTTAGATCTAATCTAAAAATTAATGAGATCAGTGGAAATGAAATAACTATCTTAGTTCCTCCACCACCTGATTCTATTGATCTAAGTTCTTTAACTGATAATTATGATATCAGAAGAAAAATTAAAAAATCTGTTAGTTCTTCAGTTCCATTAGAATTTAATTCTACTTTTGCTGATATTCAAAATGTTTATAATGAAAATGATGAATATTTATATGTAACATCAAATTCACTACCATCATATCAAATAACAAAATCAATTTTTTCATATAATGCATCTAATGTTAGTGATCAAAATTCAACCACTGGATTGTATTCTAAAATTGTTTTTTCAAGTAAAATCTCTTTTATAACTGGAAGTGAAGTATATTATAAACCATCAGGAAGTCCAATATCGGGATTATCTGAAGGAGTTTACTATGTTGAAGTTTTTTCAGGTAACCTAGAGATTAGATTATATGCTTCTAGATCTGTTATAGGCACTGAGAATTACATATCTTTTGGATCATTATCATCAGGAATTCATAATTTTACTTTAAATTCTCAAAAAGAAAGAATTTTATCACCACAAAAATTACTTAGAAAATTTCCATTAGAAGTTAATATTGGAGATGGAGAGTCTGATTTAACTACTCCTGGAACAGTAGGACAATTGATAAATGGTGTTGAAATTATTAGTTACAAATCCAATGATAAAGTTTATTATGGACCATTGGAATCAGTTGATGTTTTAAATGGTGGAGATGGATATGATGTAATTAATCCTCCTCTATTATCAGTATCAACAGGAAATGCATTATTACAACCGATTGTAAGTGGTTCTGTAGAAAAAATTTACGTTACTCCACAAGATTTTGACTTAGATGTTGTGGTTTCAGTTGCAATTACTGGTGGAAATGGATTTGGTGCTGTTTTTGAACCAGTTATTGAAAAAAGAAGGAGAGAAATTGAATTTGATGCTAGACAAACTTCAATCGGAGGGGGAGTAGATGTAACCTATGAAACGATTACATTTTTAACAGATCATAATTTAGTAGATGGACAACCAATTGTTTATCGACCAGGAAATAATCCCTTACTAGGTATTGGAACTTTTAATGGATTAAATGAAAACACTGGAAATACTTTAAAAAGTGAATCAACATATTATACTAAGTTCATAAGCAATAATACAATACAACTTTACCAATCACTTTCAGACTACAGGTCTGGTATAAACACAGTTGGATTTACTACTGCTGGAAACTCTGGAATTCAAAAATTTGCAACTGAACCAAAAAATACTCTTTCTCAAATTAAAATTTTAAATGGTGGAAGTAATTATACAAATAGAAAATTAAGAGTTACTTCTTCAGGAATTTCTACAGAAACTGATATCGTTTCTTTCACTAATCATGGATTCACTGATGGTGACTTAGTTACATATTTTAGTAGTGGTTCAACAATATCAGGATTATCTACTTCAAATCAATATTATATTCTTAAGACTGATAATGATAAATTTAGACTATCAGATGCTGGAGTAGGTGGCACTAACAGAAGCAATTATTTAAGAAGAAAATATATTAGCTTAGGATCGACAGGTAGTGGATATCATACATTTAATTATCCAGAAATATCAATAGATATTAAATATTCTCCCGTTGGATTAGGTACTACACAATATTCAAATTCAATTTCAGTATCTCCAATAGTAAGAGGAAAAATTGTAGGTGTATATGTCTATGAACAAGGATCTGATTATGGATCATCAATTTTAAACTATCATAAAAAACCATCTATCTTAGTGAAAACTGGTAAAAATGCTCAACTATATCCAACTATCATTAATGGTAGAATAACCAGTGTTTCTGTTTTATATTCTGGAACCGAATATTATTCAACTCCAGATATTGTTGTTTCTGGTAGTGGTATAGGCGCTATTCTTCAACCAGTTATTGTTAATAATAAGATATCCAGAATAATTATAGTCAATGGTGGATCGGGTTATTCCACTACAGACACACTTATTACCGCAGTTCCAACTGGTAAAAATATTATTTTTGACCCTCAAGTAAGATCTTTAGATATTAATAATAATTTTCTTTATAATGATGTTAATAGTACAACTATAGAGTCTAATGAAATTATTAAATCTTCAAATAATAATTTACAATACTTTATTTCTGGACACTCTGTATTAACTACAAGTATTTTTAAAGATGATGGAATAGACCATTCTCCAATTATTGGATGGGCATATGATGGAAATCCAATTTATGGTTCTTACGGTTATCCAGATCCAAAAAATAAAAATTCAAAACCAATCAAAAGATTAACCTCTGGTTATACATCAAATACAAATAATATTTTAAATCGACCATCTGAATTCTCTAACGGATTTTTTATTCAAGACTATAAATTTACAAATTCTGGAGATTTGGATGAATATAATGGAAGATTTTGTGTTACTCCAGAATTTCCTAATGGGGTATATGCATACTTTGCAACATCTATAATTGATAGTGAAAATAATATTGTTGGTAGTTTTCCATACTTCATTGGTGATAGATATAGATCAAAATTTGTTAATGAGAATAAAACTTTAAATCAATCATTTGATTTTAACAATTCAAATTTAATTCGTAATACTTTCCCATATAAAGTTAATAGTAAATATGCTGATAATGATTTTATCATTGAATCTAATGAAATTATCAATCAAAGTGTAAATGTAGAATCCATCGTATCTGGATCAATTGATAATTTTGAAATTATTGATTCAGGAGATGATTATAAGGTAGGTGATTTATTACAATTTGATGAAACCAATACTGATGGTGGCGGATTAATTTCTCAAGTTGAACTTATTAATGGAAAGGAAATATTAAACTTACAAACTTCTATTGAATCTTATTATAATGCCACTTTTACCTGGAATAGTAAAGATAAAATTAAAGTAAAAATAAATCCAAATCATAATCTTAAAAATTCTGATTATGTTAATATATCGGATTTTTCAACATCATTAAGTTTCTTAAATGGATATCAACAGATTGGAGTTAGTTCTTACACATCAACTCTAATTAAAAATATTACGGCATCTGCTAATATAACTGACATATATGTTTCTAATATTCCTGAAAATATTTCAATTGGTAGTAGTATTGGAATAGGAACTGAAACTTTATCAGTTTTAAATATTTTTGATACTCAAAATATAGTTAGAGTTTCTAGGGAATTGCCTGGAATATCTCACACTTTGACTACAACAGTAAACTTTATTCCAGATACTTTTACGATCAATAAATCTACAGAATATTTTGAATCTAAATTTAATGATAAGATTTATTTTAATCCAAAATATTCCGTTGGAGTTGGAACAACTTCCGGAATTGGAGTTGCTGTTACATTTAATGTTGGCATTCAAACTAACAATATTATTTCTATTCCTACACAATCAATTTACCTACCAAACCATTCATTTAAAACAAATCAAGAAGTAATTTTTAAAAAATTATCATCTTCTTCACAAATTTCAGTAGCTAATACTTCTGGCAGTTCTTCGTTTAATTTACCTTTTAGTGGAGATAGTCAAACAGTTTACATTATTAAAAAATCGCCTGATTATGTAGGAATTGTAACCCAAATTGGATTAACTACAACAACTGATGGTTTATTCTTTATATCTAATGGATCCGATGATTATCAATACTCTTTAGAATCTAATTTTATACAAGTAAAGGGAAATATTGAAAAAATTGATTCTTTAGTAACAATAACAACTTCTCATAACCTAACATCAGGAGACATTATAAATCTCTCTATCAAACCAAGTCTTTCTGTTGGAATCGGTACATCAACATCAATAAAAGTAAAAAGAGATTCTTTAACTAATTATATTTTAATAAATCCAATTGAATTTAATTCATCTGGAATTAATACATTAACAGATGAAATTACTTTACCTTCACATAATTTGAAAACAGGAAACAAAGTTAAGTATTCAGCAAATAATGTATCTTCTGGATTAACTACAGGATTTTATTATGTTTATAAAGTTGATAATAATAAAATTAAATTATGTGAAACCTATGTTGATTCTATTGACACAATTTCACCAAATATTGTAAATATTAGTAGTATTGGCGGATCCTCTCAGATTATTTCTTTAGTTAATCCACCTTTAACAATATTCAATAATAATAACATTATTTTTGATTTATCAGATTCTTCTTTATCTGGATATAATTTTAAAATATTTTATGATCAAAATTTCAAAGATGAATTTATTTCAACAGGTTTAACAACTACATTCTCAATAAGTAAGAATGGTATTATTGGAGTTTCTCCAAGTGCATCTTTGACAATTGATAATGGTGAAGGATTACCAAATCCATTATTCTATACTCTGGAGAAATCTGGACATATAATCGCATCAGACAAAGAAGTTAAAAATTATTCTCAAATTAATTTTGTGGATAGTTATTACAATAATTCTTATAAAATTTCTGGAGTTGGTGCCACTACATTTACAATATCATTAAAAAATTATCCAGAAAAAACTTCTTATAATCAATCCGAATGTGATATTTTAAAATACACAACATCATCAATCTCTGCTCTTGGTGGAGTTTTTAAAATCAGAACAATTTCTCCTGGTTATAATTTTAAAAAATTACCCACATTTAATGGTATAAATTCTGTTCTTGGAAGTGGTGCATATATTATTCCAAAATCTAATAGTATTGGTAAAGTTAATCAGATTAGAATTTTAAATGAGGGATTTGAATATTCTTCAGATAAAACTTTAAAACCAGAAGCTTTAATACCTAGTTTTATAACAATTAAAAATTCAAAGACAATAGAATCAATTAGTATTATTGATGGTGGAAAAAATTATACTTATCGCCCAGATTTAATTATTGTCGATACAAATACTGGTAATAAAATTGATACTGGACTGTTGACTGCAAATGTTTCAGGATCAAGTATCAACTCAATTTCTATAGAGGTTCAACCAAATGGTCTTCCAGAATCTATAGTTACTGTAAGAGCAATTAATAATACCAATGGTGTAGGCATTCAATCTATACAAGCATCTTCTTCGGGAATTGTAACATGTTTTATTGTTACTCCTCTTTCTGGTTTTGAAATAGAACCTTTTGCACAATATGATAGAATATTTGTAGAGGGTGTACAAAAATCAAATCAAAATGATGATGGTGTCAATTCTGAAGATTATGGATATCAATTTTTCACAATTACAGAATATAATAATGTTGCAAATCCAAGAAAACTAGAATTTAGTTTATCTGGACTAACTACAAATCCAGGAACACCAAAAATAATAGAAAATTTATATGGAACTATTGTAAATTATAATAACTATCCAAAATTTAATGTTACTCAGAAATTTTCTAACTTTATTATAGGAGAAATTTTAGAAGTAAATAGTGGAAATGGTTTTTCTCAATCAAATTTAAGAATTACAGAATCTAATAATAATTATATTAAAGTAACTGGGTCTGATGTTTTACAAAAAAATAATGTATTGAGAGGTATTGAATCGGGATCTTTAGCAACAGTTAATTCAATTAAAGAGTCTTCAGGACAATTTACAATTGACTATGCATCAATTCAACGAATTGGATGGTTAGATGATACTGGCAAACTTGACGAAGATACTCAGGTTATTTCTGATAATAATTATTATCAGAATCTCTCATATTCAATTAAGAGTAAGCAAGAATGGAATGATATCATTAGTCCAATAAACAACATTGTCCATCCAATTGGACTTAAAAACTTTGCCGATACTGAAATTATTGAAAATGTAACCACAGGTGAGATTATTTCTACAGATCAAATAAAATTATTATATAATCTTAGTAGTCAAAATAGGGTAGATACAATTAATAACTATGATTTAGTTGTTGATGTTGATACTTTTGGAGATTCATCAAAGTTTTTAAAATTTAGTAGGAAAATATTATCAGATTATTTTGAATGTAAAACTAATAGAGTTTTAGAAATAGATGATATAAGTTCAGAATTTTCATCTTCAGATAAACCAATTGATACTTCAACAAAAATTGTAGATATTATTCCAGCAAACAAATATAACAGATATTTAGTTCAAGTTTCAAATAAAGACTACTCACAATCACAATTTACAGAAATTATAGTTTTAAATAATAATTCTGATATTTTTACTCTTGAAAAAGGATCAATTAGTACTGAACTATCTCCAGAATTTGGTTATGAAACTAATATTATGGGAGATGTTTTTGGGTATATTGATGAATTAGGAAATTGTTATTTAAAATTTGATCCTAAGGATGGATATGATACTACCTATAACATCAAGTATTTAAATACAAGATTTACAAACTATACATCGGGTATTGGAACTACCTCAATTGGATATGTTGATTTATTTGGAGTAACTTCAACAGTTTCTCCAGATTCAACTTCCAATTTAATACAAAAATCTACATCAAAATTAGAATCAATACATTCAGGCATCCATTTAATTAACAATGTAACAAATGAAATGAGTTATGTTGAAATTTTTGTAGATCATGATGGAACAAATACAAATCTTTCTGAATTTTATTTTGATACTAAAGATGGTTTGAGTTCTAATTTTATTGGATCATTTGGAGCATCTATAAGTAGTGGAATTCTATCATTACAATATACAAATACCTCTAGTAATAGTATAACTTTAAGAACTAGAAATGTTGGATTTGGTACAACAGCAATTGGGGCAGGTACTTATAGATTTAAACAAACTGGCCAGGTTGACGGATATGAAAGCACCGTTAAATATGACTCATTATATTCAAATGTTTCAACAGCATCAACTATCATAGGATTTGATACGAATGATTTTACTTCTATAAAGTCTACGATAAAAGTTAGTATCGGACAAACGAGTGCATTGCATCAAGTAATGTTGATTTCAGATTCATCAAATGTATATACAACTCAATATCCATTTTTATCAATCGGAAGTACAAGTGGTATTGGAACTTTTGGTGGAGAAATGTCTGGTTCTATAGTTTCACTAGTATTTTATCCAGATCCTTCAATTTCAGGTGATATTGAAATTTTAAGTTTTAATGAAAGTTTTTATAGGGAAAATGATGAAGTAAATATTCCACCAAGTTTGAACTATAGTAATGTTACTGAATCAGTTGGAGTCGCTAAGTATTTTGCAATCAATGATCAAGACATTAATAAACTTGACTTTGAACTGAAATATCAAGGCATACCAATTTTTATGAAAACATTTAATCCATCGGATTCTTCTATTTTAGATCAATCTACAGGTAAATTTACGATAGTAAATCACTTCTTTAGCACTGGTGAAGAATTAATTTATCGACCAAAATCAACTTTTGTTGGAGTTGCGGCAAGTTCGGTTGGAATTGGATCAACACTTAATCATGTTGGAGTTGTCACTGATATTCTGCCTCAAACTGTATATGCAATTAAAGTTTCGAATGATGTATTTAAATTAGCAACAAGAAAAGAATATGCAAATAATGGTATTGCTGTTACATTTACATCTATTGGATCTGGAAATGCTCACGAATTGGAGATGGTAAAGAAAAATGAAAAATCTCTTATTTCGATTGATAATGTCATTCAATCTCCAATTGCATACTCACTACTAGATTATACCGTTAATAATGGTGGAACAATAGGAACTTCCTCTACAATTTTTGGATTAAGTGGAATTTCATCCATTCAATTGGGAGATATTTTAAAAATTGATAATGAATATATGAAAGTTGAAAATGTTGGTTTGGGTACGACATACTCTGGACCAATATCCTTTGCCGGAACATTTCCATTAGTAAGTGTTAGAAGAGGATTTGTTGGATCTTCAGCGACTTCACATTCAGATTCAACTTCTGTATCTGTTTATAGAGGTTCATTTAATATTACTAACAGTCGCATTTATTTTACAGAGCCGCCCGAAGGAAGTTTAGAAGATCAGTTGTTTATAGATTATGATAATCTTGCGGAAGCTAGATCATATTTTAATGGAAGAGTATTTTTAAGAAAAGATTATACTTCTAATCAAGTTTATGATAATCTTTCAGAAAAATTTACAGGTATAGGACAAACTTATACACTAACAGTTGGTGGAGCTAATACTGTTGGATTAGGAACTAGTGGTGGAAATGGTATTGTTCTTATTAATGGAATATATCAAACGCCAACTACAGAAAATAATACTAATAATAATTTTAGAATAATTGAAAATTCATCTATTGGAATTAGTAGCGTAATTTTCTCAGGAATTACATCTTCAAATGGATCTATTATTATTTCAGAATCAGATGTAAACCTGAATCAACTACCCAGAGGTGGAATTATTGTTTCTCTTGGATCAACTCCAGGTCTTGGTTATGCACCCCTCATAGGCGCTGCAATAACGGCAATAATTGGTGCAGGTGGATCTATTACTTCCATTGGAATTGGAACATCTGGCAGTTGGGGGTCTGGTTATAGAAGTCCAGTTTCGATAGCAGTGACTGAAAGTGGTCATACAGGACTAGGAGCAACAATTAATGCCGTTGTAGGTGCTGGTGGAACACTTTCATTCGTTATTGTTGGTGGTGGTACAAATTATACAAATCCAACTATCAATATATCTTCACCAAGTTATAGTAATCTTTCTATGATTGGTGTTTCTAGATTAAGCACTGGAGCAACAACTGAATGTGGTATTGGTTTACTTTTAAATGTAGATGTTGGGGCAAGTTCAACAACAGGAATAGGTTCAACTTTATTTGAAGTTACTGGTTTTGACATTGTAAGAAATGGTTATGGATTTAAAAAAGGTGATGTAATTAAACCAGTAGGTCTTGTTACAGCATACGGTCTTACACAACCAATTACCGAATTTGAATTAACAATCCTTGATACTTTTACAGATTCTTTTTCGGCTTGGCAATTTGGAGAATTAGATTATATTGATTCTATTAAAAACTTACAAAATGGAGTAAGAAAAAGATTTCCTCTTTATTACAATTCTCAATTGTTAAGTTTTGAAAGAAGTTCTAGTGATGAAGATTCTCGAGCAATAGATTTTAATTCATTGCTTGTAATATTTGTAAATGGAATTCTACAACAACCAGTTGCTACATATCAATTTGATGGTGGAGCATCATTTGCATTTACTGAAGCACCTAAGAGTGAAGATAATGTGTCAATTTATTTCTATAAAGGTAGTCCTTCTGATAGTCAATATAAAGATGATGTATATGAAACTATTAAATCTGGAGATGATGTCCAAGTTTTTAGTAATAATAATTCTTTGACAAATACAATAACACAATCTTCAAGAACAGTAACTAATATTATTTCATCCAAGGTACTTGAAACTAATCTTTATAATTTACAAGGTGTTGATGATACTAATTTTAAACCAGTTAGTTGGACAAAACAAAAAGTTGATAAAATTATTAATGGATATTTAGTTTCTAAAGCAAGAGAATCTTTAGAACCTCAAATTTATCCAACATCCAAAATTATCAAAAATGTAAGTCAAAATGATAGTCAAATATTTGTAGATGATATATCTTTGTTTAATTATGAAGCAGAACCTTCAGTTGATTTTGACGCATTAATTGTTTCTGGGTTACAAGATCCAATATCAGGTGTTGTTACTGCTGTGGTTTCTAGTGCTGGAACAATTCAATCTTTAGTTATTAGTAATGTTGGTAGTGGATATACAGGATCTTCAATTGAAGTAAATATTGCATCACCATTACCTACAATTGTAGCATTTGGAACTACTTTATCAGTTACTCCTGGAACTAGAGCGACTGCTTCTATTTCCATTATAAATGGATCACTTTCAACAGTATCAATTATAAATGCAGGATCTGGTTATACTACATCAAATCTGCCACAAGTAATCATTCCACTTCCAGATCCAATTTATGAAAATATTACTAAAATTACTAATATTAGTGGAACCTCAGGAAATGTTATAGGAATAGGCACTACTGTAGGAATTGGGACAGATCTTGCTCTTAATTTTACTTTGTCTTCGATGAATAATATTGAAGTAGGAAATCCAATTTATATTTTTAATACTAAAGTTGGTAATGGTGTAACATCAATTATAAATGATAATTCTAGTATTGTTGGTGTAGGAACCACTTTCTTAGATAATGTGTATTATATTAGTGGAAAAAATGTTTCTGCAGGAATTATTACTTGTAATGTTCATTCTCAAACATCAATTGTTGGAATTGCCACAACTGGGTCTAATATTGGTAAATTTTCATGGGGTAAATTATCAGGATTTACTAGGTCTTCATCTCCGATATCGATAGGTATTTCTGGATTTACAATTAATTCTGGTTTATCAACATTCCCAACAATTCAAAGAAGGGGATTTGGATTAAAGGGTATTGGTCCTATTAGTTAAAAAGACCTTTTTATATGATATAAATACAGAAAAAACAATATTCATATGTCTGCAATTGTAACAGATCAATTTAGAATACTTAATGCAACTAGTTTTGTAGATTCTGTTAATGATTCTTCAAATTCTTACTATGTTTTTGTTGGATTGTCTAATCCTAATGTTTCTGGGTTTGGTAGAAATGACAATTGGGATACAACAGTACCAAATCCAATAGATAATAGTGATTATTTAAATCATTACAAATCAACAATTTTATTTGGTAAAAAAATTACAAGTGCCAATATTAGAAGAGTAATTAGAAAAATTAATTGGATTTCTGGCACACAATATGAAATGTATAGATCAGATTATAGTATAATAAATCCTTCACCAACTACTGGATCAGTAAGATTATATGATGCAAATTATTATGTTTTAAATTCTGACTATAGAGTTTATATTTGTATTGATAATGGTTCTTCTGGAATTAAAACTACGGGAAATGCTTCACAAATTGAACCAACATTTACAGATTTAGAACCATCTAAACTTAGTGATGGGTATACTTGGAAATATCTATATACAGTGTCTCAAAGTGATATTATAAAGTTTGATTCCACTGAATATATTACACTTCCAAATGATTGGGATACCTCTACAGATTCTCAAATTACTGCGGTTAGAGAAAATGGAAATTCAAATTTAAATGAAAATCAAATTAAAAAAGTTTATATACAAAATCAAGGTTTAGGATATGATACTGGAACTAAATCTTGCAATTTAGTTGGTGATGGTTCTGGCGGAACTGTTTCAGTAACAATTGACACATCAAGTAAAATTAGTGATGTGGTGGTTACATCTGGGGGAAAAAATTATACATATGCTCTAGTCGATTTAGGAACTACTAAGATGGGATTAAACGGAGTTTTTGCAGAATTAATACCAATTATTCCTCCATCTAAAGGTCATGGTTTTAATATCTATCATGAATTAGGTGCAGATAAGGTACTAGTATATGCAAGATTTGATGATTCTACCAAAGATTTTCCAGTAGATAGTAAATTTGCACAAGTTGGAATTTTAAAAAATCCAACAGTTTATGATTCTACAGGAATCAATACCACAGTATATAATCAGAATGATTTTTCTGCCCTTTATTCGATGGCATTAACTGGAATAATTGGTGGAACTCCTTCAGTTGGTGATAAAATACAACAACTGCAAGCAAATGATAAAAAATCTTTTGGTTGGGTTGCTTCCTATGATTCCGAGACTAATATTTTAAAATATTATCAGGATAGATCTTTATACTATAATGGTGGAGGTGGATCAAATCATACGGATTTTATTGGAATAACATCATTTTTTGATTCTACAGGAAATTTAGTTGGATTTAATACAAGTACACAAATAACAAGCAGTGGATGGAGTGCAAATGTTGATGCATCTATTGACAACACAAGTACATTGACTATTTCAAATAAAATTATAAATCTTGGCGTCCAATTTACGAATGGTCTTGCAAATCCAGAGATAAATAGTAAGTCTGGGGATGTAATTTATATTAGTAATAGGCAAACAGTTACAAGAAATTCTAGACAAAAAGAAGACATTAAAATTATCCTGGAATTTTAAAAGATGGCTCAAAAAACTAACCTTAATGTAAGTCCATATTTTGATGACTTTTCCGAACCAACTATAGGTGCTAAAGATAAAGATTACTATAAGATTTTATTTAACCCAGGAAAAGCAATTCAAACTCGTGAGTTAAATACTCTACAGTCAATATTGCAAAATCAAATAGAAACTTTTGGTAGTCATATTTTTAAAGAAGGATCTGTAGTAATTCCAGGAAATATCACTTATGATGGACAATTTTATGCTGTTAGAGTAAATCCTAAGCAATATGATGTTGATGTTACCACATATTTACAAAATTTTGTAGGTAAAAAAATTACAGGACAGGTATCTGGAATTACTGCAACTGTTCAGTTAGTTCAACTTCCAAATTCAGATATTGAATATGCCACACTTTATGTAAAATATATTGATTCTGACTCAGATTTTAAAATTAGTCAATTTCAGAATAACGAAACTTTATCTGCATCAGAAACTGTAGATTCAATTACATCTGGTATTCCTTTTGCTACAACAATTTCATCTGAAGCATCTTCAATTGGGTCTGCAGCTTCTATAGGTGAAGGTGTATATTTTATTAGGGGTATTTTTGTAAGAGTTCCTCAACAAACAATTATTTTAGATTATTATACTAACACTCCATCATATAGAGTTGGTTTGAGAATTAATGAACAAATCATTACTGCTAAGGATGATAGCACTCTTTATGATAATGCAAAGGGATTTACAAATTATGCTGCTCCAGGAGCAGATAGATTTAAAATTTCATTAATATTAAGTAAAAAACTTTTAACTGATTTAGATGATACTGATTTTGTAGAACTTTTAAGAGTTAGAAATGGTGCTATTCAAAAAATTCAAGTTAAATCTAGTTATTCTTTAATTAGAGATTATTTGGCGCAAAGAACATATGATGAATCTGGAAATTATACAGTAACACCATTTCAATTTACATTAAATAATTCTTTAAATAATAGACTTGGGAATGATGGTTTATTTTTCAGCAATGAAAAAACGAATCAGGGAAATACTCCAAATGATGATTTAATGTGTGTAAAACTTTCTCCAGGAAAAGCTTATGTAAGGGGATATGATATAGAAAAAACTGGTGTTGAAATTATAGATGTACCAAAACCAAGAACTACTCAAAAAGTTTCATCAGTAAATATTCCCTTTGAAATGGGAAATTTATTGAGAGTTAATAATGTAACAGGGGCACCAAAACAAAAAGAAATAGTTTATCTACAAAATAGAAGAAAAAATAGTACAATAAATCCTGCAGGATCAACTATTGGATCGGCAAGAATTTATAATTTTAATGTAACAGATGCTGCATATAGTGGTGCATCAACAAACTGGGACATTTATCTTTATGACATTCAAACTTATACTGAATTAACATTAAATCAATCTGTTTCTTCATCGGAAATTCCTGCAACTTCATTCATTAAAGGAAAAAGTAGTGGCGCAAGTGGTTATGCAGTTTCAGCAGGATCTGGGACAAATATAATTAGTGTAAGACAAACTTCAGGAACTTTTTCTGTCGGTGAACAAATTTTTATTAATGGAGTTGAATTATATCCAAGAACAATTTCTTCTGTAAAAATTTATGGAATTGATGACATAAAATCTGTATATCAGTCAACAGCAGTATCTGGATTTACAACAGCGTTTTTATCAGATACTCAATTGGATATAATTTCTAGACCAGAACTTATTACTATAACTGCGGCAAGTGGTGGAATTAGTACCGCTACAGTTTCATCTCCAGCAACCTTTAGTGGAATTAAAACAGATACTATAATTAGATATCAAAGAGATGGTGCATCAAGTGAAATTTATAATCGTGTTGTTTCAATATCACCATCTTTAAATTCTATGACTCTAGAAGCGGTTACATCTGTTTCTAATATTTGCGATGGTTCTCTTCCTGGTGTTGGTTTAACTTCTAAGGTTTCATATTCTTTAGGAGTTTCAATATTAAAAAATGAAGAAAGAGGATTTTTATACGCACAGTTACCAAATTCAAATGTTTCATCAACAGATTTAAGTGCATCAACAATTACTTTTTCGGCACAATCAAATAGTACATTTACTGTATCAACAAATACATTAACTGTAAACACAGGAAACTTTAATTTAGGAATAAATTCAACATCAGTAAACTTTGAAGCATATGATGAAGAAAGATATTCTATTTTCTACAGTAATGGTACTATAGAAAATTTAACATCAGATAAAGTTAATGTGAGTGGTAATCAGGTTACATTTTCAAATATTTCTAATGGACAAATTTCGGCAATTAATGCAACTTTTGTTAAAAATGGGATTCAAAGTAAAATTAAACAATTTAATAGATCAAAAATAATAAATATAACCTTATCTAAAGATCCTCAATCTGGTGTTGGAGTCAATACATCGATAAATGATGGTCTTACATATAATCAATATTATGGATTAAGAGTGCAAGATGAAGAAATAAGTCTTAACTATCCAGATGTTGCAAATGTCATTGCTGTTTATGAATCTTTAGATACTAGTAGTCCAGTTTTAGATCAAGTTTTATTTAATTCAATTGCAAATGTTAGTAATAATGCAATTATAGGCGAAAATATTATAGGTAGTACAAGTAAATCAGTTGCAAGAGTAGTATCAAAACCATCTTCAGATACACTAGGTATTGTTTATTTAAATGATAGTAAATTTATTTCTGGTGAAAATGTTACTTTTGAAGAATCAAATGTCAATACAACAATTGCATCTATTACATTAGGAAAATATAGAAATATTACAACAAAATTCATATTAGATAAAGGTCAAAAAGAACAGTATTATGATTATTCCAAATTAATTAGAAAAAATGGAGAAAGTTCTCCATCCAAACAACTTTTAATTATATTTGATTATTATTCAGTACCTTCAAGTGATACTGGAGATGTATTTACTGTAAATAGTTATGATGAGGAAAGATTTTTATCAGATATTCCATCTATTGGTGCAAATAGTTTAAGAGCATCTGATACTTTAGATTTTAGACCTAGAGTACCAGTTTTCACTAGCACTACAGCATCTCCATTTGATTTTTCCTCTAGAACATTTGGTACAGATCCAAAAATTATTATGTCACCAAATGAAAGTGCATTGATTGGTTATGATTTTTACTTAGGTAGGATTGATAAACTTTATCTGGATAAATCTGGCGTATTTACAATTCTACAAGGTATTCCATCTACAGATCCGAAAGCACCTAAGAATCCAGACGAGGTAATGGAAATTGCTACAATTACATTACCGCCATATTTGTATAATCCAAAAGACGCTTCAATATCTTTAGTTGATAATAGAAGATATACAATGCGTGATATTGGTAAAATAGAAGATAGAGTTGAAAACTTAGAAAGAGTAACTTCATTATCCCTATTAGAACTGAATACTCAAACTTTACAAATCCAAGATGCTCAGGGACTTAATAGATTTAAAACTGGATTTTTTGTAGATGATTTTAAAAATAATAACTTATTAGATACAGAATTTTCGACTATAGAAATTGATTCAGTAAATAATGAATTAAGACCAAAAGTTTCTAAAAATAGTATTAGTTTAAAACCAGTATCTGCACAAGATATAACTGATGAAGATTTAGATTTAAACAGTAATTTTGAATTACTTGATTCAAATGTTCAAAAGACTGGAGATGTAATTACACTAAAATATGATTCAGTTGGTTGGATTGAGCAAACATTTGCAACAACAGTTGAGAATGTTAACCCATTCCATGTTGTTTCTTATAGTGGAAGTATAATATTAAATCCATCAAGTGATAGTTGGGTAAGAACAATTAGGTTAGCAGATGTTTCTATAACAGAGAAAAAGAAAAAGAGAGTAGGTGTAACAGGAACTTTTTCAGTTGTTAGACGTACAACAACAGTAACAGAAGAAGATCGATTAATTTCGAGTGGTTCTGAATTATACATGAGATCTAGAAACACTCAGTTTAGTGCTGTTAAGTTAAAATCACTAACTAGATATTATCAATTCTTAGACGGAAATAGCGGAGTAGATTTCATACCTAAACTTGTAGAAATTGCTAATGATTCAACACTTCAAAATTATGGAGCGTCTACTGCTTTCCAAGTAGGAGAAACTGTAATTGGAACTGCTAATGGAAACAATTTAATTAGTTTTAGAGTTGCTGCATCAAATCATAAAGAGGGTGCATTCAATTCACCATCAGTAACATACACAACTAACCCATATTTGTCTTCAGAAACTATACCAGAGTTTTACAGTGCTTCATCTAAAATTTTAAATATTGACATATCTTCTTTATGTTCAGAAGTACAAGGTTTATACTCTGGGTATTTAACAACGGGTATGATTTTAGTTGGTCAAACAAGTAATGCTGTTGCATATGTAAAAGATCTAAGATTAATCACTGATATTAATGGTTCTATAACAGGATCATTCTTCTTAAGAGACCCAAATGGAAATCCTCCTCCTGCTGTTAGAATATCAACTGGTTCAAAAGTTTATAAGTTAACATCAAGTTTAACTAATGAAACTCCACTACCTGGGGATACATTAATTTCCTCTGGAGAAACAATTTATAAATCAGAGGGAACCTGGGAAGAGAGGCAAAAAGTTACGACCACAACGACAACAACATATTTTGTTGATCCACTTGCACAATCTTTTTCTGTAGGTGGTTCTACAGAGGTATCTGATGGTATTAAACCAGAGGAAGATGTAAATGGCGCATATTTAACTGCAGTTGACATATTCTTTGCAACTAAAGATTCAAATAATGCACCTCTTACAGTAGAAGTTAGAACCGTTGAATTAGGAACTCCAACTAGAATTATTGTTGGCAATCCAGTAACATTAAAACCATCCGATATTACAACTTCCGCAGATGCATCTATAGCAACTAAAATAACATTTGATTATCCAATTTATCTTGCTCCCAATTTAGAGTACGCTATAGTTTTACTTGCTCCACAATCTAACGAGTATCAAGTTTGGATTGCTGAAATGGATGCAAAAACAATTCAAACCAAAAATCTTCCAGATACTCAGGCAATCAGATATTCTAGACAATTTGGATTGGGAAGTCTATTTAAATCTCAAAATGGTTCTATTTGGACTGCAAACCAATATCAAGATATGAAGTTTAAGTTATACAAAGCAAGATTTACTTCTACTTCAGGAAGTGCATTTTTCCATAATTCAACTTTAAATCAAAGTAATAATTATATACCTACACTAGAATCCAACCCTATTACAATTTTACCAAAAAAATTAAAAGTTGGTGTCGCAACAATTACAGATTCTGGTTTAATATCTGCTTTATCTATAGGAAGAAAAGTTTCTGTCCAAAATGCTTCATATAATTATGGTTATATTGAAAAAACAGGAAATTCAGTTTCTTCAGTTGTGATCACTACGGGAGGTTCAAATTATAGCGTTTGTAATAGTGTGGAAACATATAATATTACCGGTAATGGTTCAGGATTAAAAGTAAACATTCTAAGTGTATCTAATGGTGCCATAACAGGAATTGGAATATCTGTTCCAGGTAATGGTTATTCAGTTGGTGATGTAGTTGGTATTGTTACATCAACTGTAAGTCCAGTTGGAGGTCGTGATTCACGTATTACAATTACCGGAATATCAAATGGGATTGATACATTATACTTATCAAATGTTCAGAGTAATTCTTTTAGTGTTGGCGTTTCTTCTTTAGCATATTACAACAATTCTGGAAATTTCACGTCAACTGGAGCTACAATCACATCATCAACCTCTATCGGTGATGTATATTCTGGAAACTTCTTTAAGATTAATCATTATGAACATGGAATGTATTCAAATGTAAATAAAGTCAGAATTTTTGATGTTCAAAGTGATATACCATCAACAACATTATCTACACCAGTATTAGTTTCCGATACTGCAATTAGTTTGGCGTCAACAGCAAATTTTGCAACTTTTGAAGGTTTACCAGTAAGTGCAACAAATCCAGGATTTATCAAGATAGGAAATGAAATTTTAAAATATACATCTCCTCCTGGTGCAGGGACAATTAATGTTACTAGAGGAATTGATTCAACTATAGTAACGTCTCACGATACAACTGATCCCGTTTACAAGTATGAAATTGGTGGCGTATCATTAAGAAGAATAAATAAAACTCACGACATCAGTGATACTGGTATTGATATTGATAGTTACTATGTTGAATTTGATAGAACTAATTTTGATTCAAATGTATCGAGTAGATCTACTGATCAAGGGAGTGGAGGATCTCCAGAAAATTCTCCACAACTATCATTTAATTCTGAATTATCTTGTGGTGGAAATAATGTTCAAGCAACGGAAAATATTCAGTTTAATAGTTTAATTCCACATATTGGACTATTAAGTCCAAGTTCAACAACTTCAGTATCTGGAGAAATTAGAACAGTTAGTGGAACAAGTGTCAGTGGAAATGAAACATCATTTATTGATCAACAATATGAACCAGTTGAACTTGGGGTCGAAAATAGACTTATTTCTACAAGAATTGTATGCTCTAATGTAAATGAACAAGAATATTTGGGATCTCTTTTAAGAAATAAATCATTTACAATGAAAGTTAATTTAGAAACTACAGATTCTAATCTTTCACCCATGATCTTCTGGAAGCAATCTTCTGTTGAATTTTTAAATAGTAGATTAAATAAACCAATACAAGATTATTCTGGGGATAATAGAGTTAATAGTATCTTCAATGATCCACATGCTGCAATTTATGTATCAAATACAGTTAGACTAGCACAACCAGCAACTTCACTTAAAGTTATTTTGAGTGCTTATAGACATTCATCTGCAGATTTTAGAGTATTATATAGTTTGATTAGACCAGATTCGAGTGAAGTTGAACCATCATTTGAGTTATTCCCTGGTTATGAAAACTTAACAGTTGATAATAATCAAGATGGATTTTTAGATGTTGTTGATCCTTCTAAAAATAATGGACTTTCTGATATTTTTGTACCAGAAAGTTTAGATGATCAATTCTTAGAGTATGATTTTAGTGCTAATAATCTTGGTAGTTTTACTGGATATACCATCAAAGTGGTAATGTCAGGAACTAATCAGGCATATGCACCAAGATTTAAAGATCTCAGAAGTATTGCTTTAGCGTGATGATTCCGGTCAAAGGATTTCCAAATTTATACAGAGATGAAAAAACTGGCGCTATATTAAATTATGATAGTCAATCATATAATCAATATATGAATGCTAAAAATAATCGTGAATTGCAAAAATTTGAACTTGAAGAAATGAAAAAAGACATTGAAGAAATTAAACTTTTATTAAAGGAGATTATTAATGGATCCAAATGAAATTAGTTTAGAATCAATGAATAAACTATTTGAGTATGAAAAACATTCAAGAGCCATTGATACTTTAGATTTGGAAGATCTTAAAAAATTTGCAAAACTATATTGCAAATTGTACCTAAAACAACAAGAAGTTATAGGATTTTTAGGTAATCTTGGAATATAAATAAAAAGTAGGATATTAAAAGATAGATGGCAGCAGTATATGTCAATAATTTAGTGATTAATGCTGGCAGTGATTTTACTCAATCTTTCACTTTAGAGGGGTCAGAAACAAATTCTGTTTTTGATTTAAATGGATATACTGTAGAATCTCAAATGAGAAAGTGGTATGGTAGTTCATCATCTACAAATTTTACTGCTGAAATTATCGTACCATCTGATGGAAAAATATCAATATCTCTAACTTCTACACAAACAACTAGTTTAAAACCTGGAAGATATGTTTATGATGTAGTAATTACTGATGATTTTGGAACAAAAAATAGAGTTATTGAGGGAATGGTTCTCGTAACAGAGGGAGTTACCCGATAATGGCAGATATTAAAGTTAGAGTTGGGCAACAAAATACTGTAAAAATTATTTCTAGTGTTTCTGGAGCTGCGGGAGGTAGATCAGAAATTGCAAAAAATGTAATTGGTGGAATAGCCTCAGTAACACAGTTAAGTGTTTCTGGAGTATCAAATCATGTTGGTGTCAGTACATTCCAATCAACACTCTTTGCCAACCGGTTAAGTGTCGCTGGTGTATCAACATTTATTGGGATTGCAACATTTCTAAGTGATGTATATATTAACGGAGATCTTTATATACAGGATGATCTTCGTTTTGATGAATTTATTGCTAGAAATGCAATTGTAACTGGTATTATATCAACTAATAATTTAATTGCTGGTATATCTACAGTAAATACATTTTATTACACTCCATCATATACTAATGGAGTCGCATATTTTAATTCATCGGGATTAATGGTCTCTACAGGATCAACAAGTTCTAGTATTGATTATACTAACTACATACTTACAACAGATAACTCTGGTATTCCTATTTGGTCCAATGTCATCGATGGAGGCTCATACTAATGTCTAAACCAGCATCTAGGCAACAACTTGTCGATTATTGTTTAAGGCGTTTGGGCGCTCCAGTACTAGAAATTAATTTGGATGATGACCAAATAGATGATTTAGTTGATGATGCCTTACAATACTTTCATGAAAGGCACTTTGATGGTGTTGAAAGAATGTATCTTAAATATAAGATAACGCAGCAAGATATTGATAGAGGTAAATCTAAAGGAACTAATGGTGTTGGTATTGTAACCACAACAGGATCTTCAAATATAGTAGGAGTAGGAACAACTTCTTTTAATTTTTATGAAACTGCCAATTATATTCAAGTTCCAGATTCAGTAATTGGTATTGAAAAAGTATTTAAATTTGATACTAGTTCTATTTCTGGAGGAATGTTTAGTATTAAGTATCAGTTATTTTTGAACGATCTTTATTACTTCAATTCTGTTGAACTTTTACAGTATGCAATGGTAAAGACATATTTAGAGGATATAGATTTTCTTTTGACTACTGATAAACAAATTAGATTTAATAAAAGACAAAATAGAATGTATCTTGATATTGAATGGGCGGCTCAAAAAGCAGATTCTTTTATAGTTATCGATTGTTACAGAATTTTAGATCCAAATGATTTTACTAAAGTTTACAATGATAGTTTTTTGAAAAAATATTTAACTGCATTAATGAAAAAACAATGGGGGCAAAATTTAATTAAATTCAGAGGAGTAAAACTCCCTGGTGGAATTGAACTTAATGGTAGAGAATTATATGAGGATGCTGAAAGAGAGTTAGAGAATATTAGAGAAAGAATGTCCATGGACTATGAACTTCCACCTTACGATTTTATTGGATAATAATGGCACTTAATCCATTTTTCTTACAAGGATCTTCTGGAGAACAGAGACTAGTTCAAGATCTAATCAATGAACAACTAAAAATTTATGGAATTGATGTAATTTATATTCCAAGAAAATTTGTTAAAAAGCAAACTATTCTTAAAGAAATATCGTCATCAAAATTTAATGATAATTTTGCGATTGAAGCATATGTCAATAATTATGATGGATATACTGGTCAAGGAGATATTTTAACAAAGTTTGGAATGAGTTTAAAGGATGAATTAAGTTTAGTTATATCTAAAGAAAGATTTGAAGATTTTATTTCTCCATTCTTAGATGCTTTAGATAATGATGAAATTGTTCTTGCATCTAGACCTAGAGAGGGTGATTTAGTTTATTTTCCTTTAGGGCAAAGACTTTTTGAAGTTAAATTTGTCGAACATGAAGTTAATTTTTATCAATTAGGTAAACTATATGTTTATGAATTGAAATGCGAATTATTTGAGTATGAAGATGAAGTTATTGATACTACAATTGATGAAATTGATACTCAAGTTCAAGATGAAGGTTATATTACTACTTTACAACTTATAGGTATTGGAGTTACAGCAACAGCAATTGCAGGAATTCATAGTGGTTACATTCGTCAAATATATTTAAACAACGATGGATCTGGATATACTTCATCTCCAACAGTTTCAATATCAACTGCTCCAGCTGGAGGAATTAATGCTCAAGCAGTTGCTATAACTACATCTAGAGCAGGCATTAGATCAATACTTGCGATAGAATTAACAAATTCTGGAGCTGGATATACTGAGGCACCAACTATTAATATTACTGGAGGTGGTGGAGTAGGTGCTTCATCCACTTGTGCAATTGAAACTACACTAAAAGGTATTACAAACTTTACAATCACTAATAATGGATCTGGATATGCAACATCACCAACGGTTACGATTGTTGGTAATGTTGGAGTAGGAACAACTGGTATAGGAAAAGCAATAGTGGGTACTGATCAATCTATATCTTCAATCAGAATCATTAATTCTGGAGTTGGTTATACAGTGGCACCAACGGTTACAATTGGAAATCCAGCAATTATATCTGGAATTGGTACTTATAAATTTAATGAAATTATTACTGGATCAATTTCAGGTACTACGGGAAGAGTTAAATCTTGGGACAAAGATACAAAAGTTCTTAAAGTATCATTTATCAATGATGCATCTAAAAAAGGATTTTACAAAGGTGAATTAATTGTTGGAGCAGCGTCTAGCGCCACATACGCAGTATCTTCATATAATACTTGGGATGAATATGATAAATATAGTGAAAATACCCAAATTGAAACAGAAGCGGATAATATTATAGATTTTTCAGAGTCTAATCCATTCGGCACATTCTAATGTTAGGAACTTACTATTACCATCAAATTATAAGAAAAACTGTTATTGCATTTGGAACTTTGTTTAATGAAATTTACATTAAACATAAAGATTCAGATGATAATAATATCAGCGAAATAAAAGTTCCTTTGGCATATGGACCAATTCAAAAGTTTCTTGCCAGAATAGAGCAGCAACCAGAATTGAATAAACCAATTGCTATGACTTTGCCAAGAATGGCATTTGAAATGACTTCAATTCAATATGATGCAACTAGAAAAGCAAATGTAACTCAAACTTTTAAAACTTTAGATGGTTCAAATTTAAAAAAAGTTTATTTACCAGTTCCATATAATATTGGATTTCAATTAAATTTAATGAGTAAAGTGCAGGATGATGCTTTACAAATTGTTGAGCAAGTTTTACCATATTTTCAACCATCTTTTAATTTAACTGTAGATTTAGTTAATTCAATTGGAGAAAAAAGGGATATTCCAGTTGTTTTAGATAGTGTTACCTTTACTGATGATTATGAAGGTGATTTTTCAACCAGAAGAATTTTAATATATACATTTAACTTTACTGCAAAGACATATCTCTTTGGACCAATTGCCGAAAGCACTGAAGGATTAATTCGTAAGGTACAAGTTGATTATTATACTGGAACTGAAACTTCAACTGCTAAGAGAGAAATGAGATATACCGTTGTTCCAGATCCCATTAATGCTGCACCAGATGATGATTTTGGATTTAACGAATCTATTGAAATGTTCTTTGATGGTAAAGAATATAGTCCAACTCAGCAAAAAGATATTTAATTATGAAAAATAGTTATGAAAAATTAAATGAAACTCTGAATATTGAAAGTAGCATTATTGGGGTAGATAAAGTCAAAGAAGAGTTGACAATATCCCCATTAAAATCTGATGATATAAAAAAAGATTATGAGTATACTCGTGCAAATTTGTATTCATTAATTGAAAAGGGGCAAGAGGCAATAAATGGAATAATGGAACTTGCTGGAGAGGGTGGTTCTCCAAGAGCATATGAGGTAGCTGGTCAACTTATTAAATCGGTTGGGGATGTAACTGATAAACTTATAGATTTACAAAAGAAATTAAAAGATGTTGAAGAAGATTCTAATAAAACCACAAATAATGTGACTAATAATGCTGTTTTTGTGGGATCAACTTCTGAATTATCAAAACTACTCAAACAAGGTTTTCTAAATAATAAGGAGTAGTTCTTATTTCTAATGAGTTGGTCTGACAAATATAAAAGATCAATAAACTGCGATAATCCTAGTGGATTTTCTCAGAAAGCTCATTGTGCTGCTCGTAAAAAAAGAGCAAAGGGTGAAGAGACTAAATCAAAATCACCTTTCAATGAAATGAACGATCCTCGTATTCCAAAGAAACCAGGACAACCAGATAAGTCTGATAAACACTCTGATCTCTATACAGATGAAGATCCAAAAGGAACAATTCACGGATTGGGATTTAAGGATGCTGCAACTGCAAAACAAAGTGTCTCTAAAATAAAAAATTCTGGAAGATCTCATGCTCATAAAATTCAAGCAGCAATTGCGATGGTACAAAGAGCAAGAGTGATGAGAAAGACTTCTGAAGCTGCTATTTTTAGAAAATTTATTAACTCAATGAAAAAGAAAACAGAAGAAATGAACGAGGAAAAAAACAAAAATAGGTGCAAACCAGGAAACTATTATTGCTATACAGATAAAAAGTGTAAACCAATTCCTACTGGATATGTGATAGGTCGTGATGGTATGCTTGATAAGGAAGATGATTCTGAAGGTAATGGTTCTAATGGAAATGGAAATGGTTCTAGTATATCTGAAGAAGGTCTCCGTGACTGGTTTGGTAAATCCAAATCAAAGGGTGGTAAGCGTGGTTGGGTAAATGTTGTTACGGGTGGAACTTGTGCAAGTGATGAACCTGGAGAAGGAGTTCCTAAATGCGTTTCTTCTTCCAAAAGAGCAAGTATGACTAAAGCAGAAAGATTGTCTGCTGCAAGAAGAAAGAAAAAAGCAGATCCAGGACAACAACAAAAGTCAGGTGCTGCAAGACCAACTTATGTTTCTACCGATTCCCCAAGAAAGAAAAGAAAAAAAATGAAAGAAGAATTTGATTTACAAGAAGCAAAAGATAAACCAGGTAAGGGTAGTGGTACAAAGGATGCCTGTTACCATAAGGTCAAGTCAAGATATAGCGTCTGGCCCTCTGCATATGCCTCTGGAGCATTAGTCAAGTGTCGTAGAGTTGGCGCGGCAAACTGGGGAAATAAGTCGGAATCAATAGATATAAAATCAAGAGATCCACTGTCGGAAGCAATTGGAATGATTCGCTATTGCCCTAAATGTGAAAAAAATGAAACCAGAGAAGAATGTAGATATGGCCCAAAGTTCTGGGATACATATTCACTCCCAATGAACTTAGGGAAAAAATACACACCAAATACACCACATCCTGGTAATATGCCCGAAGGGTATGACCATGAGTATTCAATGGCTCGCTCTGAACTTTCAACAATCATTTCTGCTGCAAAAAGACTTCGTAAAAAAATGAAAGGTGAAGGTAACATTGAGGCATGGGTTCAATCAAAGATTACTAAAGCAGCAGATTATCTTGATACTGCGGCAGATTATGTTGATAGTGGTGAAATGAAAGAACAGGTTTCTGATACTAGCATTCCAGCAGATGAAAAAAATATTGAAAGATTCAGTGTTGCAATTAAATCTACAGGAAGAAGAAATTTACCAAATGATCAGAAAATAAATGCTCTTAGACAAGCAGCACAAATATATCGTGGTGTGAGAGAAGAAGTTAGTTTTACAATTCCTAATGCAAAACCAACATACAAATATCCAATTCTTCCACAAGAAAAAGGAGATGAAGTTCCTATCCAATTAATTAAAAAAATTAAAAAACCAGGAGTAAAATTACCTCTTGCTAAAAAAGAAACAAAAACACAAGTTGCTCACTTTGAACCAGAGGGTGAAGTTATTGATGAAAAGTGCTGGCCTGGTTATAAGAAAAAAGGTATGAAGACGATGTTTGGTAAGAGATATCCAAATTGTGTTAAAGCAGAAGGATTCTCTAACTGGAGAGCAGAAATGGGTTTAAGTGAGGATTGGCAAAAAGTCAATCGTAAAGATAAAACTGATGGATTAAGTCCTGCCGCTGTAAAAGCATATCGTCGTGAGAATCCAGGTTCAAAACTTAAAACTGCTGTAACTGAAAAAAATCCAACTGGTAAAAGAGCATCTCGTCGCAAATCATTCTGTTCAAGAATGGGTGGAATGAAAAAAAAATTAACTTCAGCAAAAACTGCAAGAGACCCAGATTCAAGAATCAACAAAGCCCTCCGTCGTTGGAACTGTAATTAATGAACGGACCTATTAAAATTTTAGGAAACTCTCAACAATTATCAGGAATAGGAACGACAGTTTCAGATATTAATGGACTTGGAGCACAGTATGTTTTAATTCAACATACTGGATCTGGAAATCACTATGTAATTGAAAAAACTGGTGCTGGAGTCACTGTTGGAACAGTTTATATGCCGTCCGAATCATTTTTATTAATGAAAAAAGAAAGAACTAATATTATATCTGTCGATAGTGGAAATGATATTTACGCAACTTCTGTAGTGTATCAAGGATAAAAAAACATTTTATGACTGATAATGTATATCTTGGCAATCCTCTGCTCAAAAAAGCCAACATTCAAATAGAATTCACCGAACATCAAGTTGTTGAGTTCTTAAAGTGTAAAGAAGATCCTGTATATTTTGCAAGAAATTATATCAAGATTGTATCTCTGGATCACGGTCTAGTTCCTTTTGAGTTGTATCCATTTCAAGAGAAATTGATTGATAATTTCCATAAGAACAGATTCAACATTTGTAAGATGCCCAGACAAACGGGTAAATCTACAACTGTTGTTTCTTATTTACTACATTATGCAGTATTCAACGATAATGTCAATATTGCCATTCTTGCAAACAAAGCATCAACTGCAAGAGATTTACTTGGAAGATTACAACTTGCTTATGAGAATCTACCAAGTTGGATGCAACAAGGTATCATATCGTGGAATAAAGGATCTCTGGAATTAGAAAATGGCTCCAAAATTTCATCTAACTCTACTTCGTCATCTGCTGTCCGAGGCGGATCCTATAATGTCATCTTTCTTGACGAGTTCGCTTTCATCCCGAATCACATTGCTGATGACTTCTTTGCCT